GTTCTGTTTGGTTGAGAAACTTACTCAAGAATTCGATGGAGAATCGAAAGAGTCAACAACAGGAGAAAACATGAAAAAAGTCATTATTGGCGCATACTTAGCACTTTCCAGCTTCACATTGTGGGCGGCTTGTTCAACGCATACTTACTATGCCAATGGTAGGTATGTCACTTGTACCACTTGTTGTTATGGAAACAATTGCAACACCAACTGCTATTGATGTATGATTTGACGAAATGCTTGGCGGCATTATCGTAGTAGGGTTACACATGAAGTCTGCTGGAACTACGCCAGTCCGCCAACATCCGAAAGGGTGAGACTTCAGGTGTACTCATCATGTGTTGGTTAATTGCCAGCGAAGACGATGGAAGACTGCCACCAGTGAAAACCCTTGCTTTTAGACTCAGAATGTCAGAAAAGCAAACTAATGATTGCTTAAACAAGCTGTCTCACTGGCTGGAACAAGATGATATCAGCGTGATATCAGACCGATATCAAAGTGATAGTCTAGAGACAGAGACAGAGACAGAGACAGAGACAGAGAAAGAGACAGAGGTAGAGAAGAAGCGGGGAACAAAAGGCTCACGCCTTTCAACAGATTTTGAGTTACCTGATTCTTGGACAGAATTCTGCCAAACAGAACGACCTGACTTAAACCCTAAGAAAGTCTTTGACTCGTTCAAAGATTATTGGGTGGCAAAAGCGGGAGCGGCTGGTGTGAAGTTGGATTGGAATGCTACATGGCGCAATTGGGTGAGAAACCAGAACATTGCCAAACCCTTATGAAGACAGGCTAAAGACCGCACCACCAAACCCTGAAGTTTTAGCCAAAATCAGGGCAGTTTTAGGGAAAACAGCATGACGAAAGAAGAAGCCAATGAACTTTTGGACAGCGTAAAAGATGGGAACACTTACCTACCTATACGAAAAATTACCGAAGCGTTATGGGTCACAGGGGATGCGGTACGACCTGTACCAGTCCACACTCGCCCATTTGGTGAAACTAGCATCAACGAATGGATGGAAAGCACACGCATGGTATCGGGCGAAGGAACTGGAACAGCACCCATTAGGGATATTCAGGGGAATCAGTCAGGAATTGATGAAAATAATGAGAGCAAAAAATGAACCCATTTCTGATAAATGAGCCTACTTGCATAAGTTTCTCTGGTGGTAGGACATCGGCTTATATGCTTTATCGCATATTAGAAGCAAACAATATGACTTTGCCATCTGATGCAATTGTCTGTTTTGCCAATACTGGTAAGGAAGAAGAAGCTACCTTAGAGTTTGTCAATGAATGTTCTATGCGTTGGAATGTTCCAATTTCTTGGTTGGAATATGTAGAAGTTGATGATGAGCATTCTTTTAAAGTTGTAAATTATCAAACTGCTAGTAGAAGTGGAGAGCCTTTTGAGCAAATCATTAAGCACTTTAACAATGCATTGCCAAACGGCAGGGCTAGATACTGTTCAGCAAATCTAAAAACTAGGACTTTTTATAGATATTTAAAATCTATTGGTTGGGAAGAATGGGAGTCTTTCATTGGGATTCGTGCTGATGAGCCTAAACGAGTTGTTAAATTTAGGGCAAATCCTAATCCAGAAGGTAAACATGAGACTGTGCATTTGCCTCTAGCGCAAGCCAATGTTTCAGCTAAAGATGTAAGTAACTTTTGGAAACAGCAAGATTTTGACTTAGGTCTACCAAACATTAATGGAAAAACAATGCATGGAAACTGTGATTTGTGTATGTTAAAGCCTAAAGCGCAGATTCTTAGCCTTATTCAAGAAAAGCCTGAGAGGGCATTGTGGTGGATTAAACAAGAAGAAAAAGCCGCAAAAAGATGTGTTGGCGATGGAAAGTTTTTTGCTATCGACAGGCCTACTTATGCACAAATGTATAAATACGCTGCCGATCAAACCGATATGTTTGATAAAGATGAAGAAGCTATTTCTTGCTTCTGCGGAGACTAACTATATGATTTATATAGGAATCGACCCAGGAGCTGTCTCAGGCGCATTAGGTGCAGTTGACCATGAGGGTAACTACTTAGAAGCGTTTGACATTGAACATAAGGACAAACACATATTGGCTTTGGTCTTTAAGAGTCGAATTCTCTCAATTGTTGACCCCAAAATAGGGGCTGAAATTTGCATGGAACAGGTGCATTCGATGCCAAACCAAGGGGTTAGCAGTACCTTTGCGTTTGGTCGTGCTGTGGGCGTGATTAGTGCGGTTTGCGAGTTAACCCGATACCCTGTGCATTTGGTAACACCCCAAAAGTGGAAAAAGCATTTCCATTTGACAGCAGACAAAAATGAATCGCTGGATATGGCTCGCTACTTATGGCCTGAAGCCCGATTAAAGCTCAAAAAGGACATAAACAAAGCAGAAGCTCTATTGATCGCAGAATACCTAAGACATACCCTACATGGCGCACAAAAAACACCCGAATAACATCTATTTAACGCTCACTAGCGATGAAATGTTGATCCTTAAAACGCTGGGTGATGGCAGGGATCAAATAGGGGCTAGAGTGGCTTTGCAATGGGCTAGTCATTTTTACAATCTAGGTTTAAGACCTGAATACGATATAAACCGTATCGGGCTATGCTTAACAGGGGATAACGATATCGATTAAACGGGTTTAAAAGTGCCTAGAATCGATTTTTATGGGTAGGTCTATGCTAGGGTATAGGTAGGCGTAAAAAAAGCCCCGAAGGGCTTAATTTTGAAAAGTACTCACTAACTTAATAGTCTAGACTTTGAGCGCTAATTTTGAAGTGGCAGGGGTTGCCCAATTCATTTTGCGATTCTCTTATTGAATTTACAATCAATCTAAGTTGTGAAAAGTTAGCAGTCACTAACTTTAGTTCACCCGTTTGATGTTTAAATTTGTCATCTTCATAAAATACAATTTTGATATCATTTAACATATTGAAGCCTTTTTAAATATAATTTTGAGAAGTAATGCAATTGTTGCGTATATCATGCGTTAACTTCCTCGGGATGTTCAATCATGCAATATTCGGATATTCCTGCGTCATAGCCTTTTTTATACTCGTTATAGTATTGATCCATAAATGGATTGTGTTGAAACCCATCATAGAGTGCATGATAAAAACCTAAAGCAAAAGCCGCTTTTTTGTTCAATTCAATTTGATCCATGGTTAACCCCTTGTAATTGTTTCAATTGGTACTGTGTTGCATAATTCCAGAGAATTAATGCATCGATAATTGATGAAGTAGGATAAATATTGAAATGTTCTAGACTATGTTTATTGACATAATCATAAACAAATTCAGCGACAATTCTTTTATCTAGATTGCAGAATGAATTATCAAATGCATCTACAAAAGCTTGTTGTTCTTTTAGATTCATAATCAACCCCACAATGCAATTATGAACATTAAGCACACAAAGCCCGTTAGGCTTACGACTACAATAATTTGATCGATTTTTTCCATTATTCACACCTATAAACCCTGCAAAATTACAGGCAATAAACCCCTAAAAATAAGGGTTTACAGTCTAGAATTTAGATTTATTAAGGGGTTAATTCTTGTTCTATTATTTCGTGTTTAATTCTTTCAACAATTTCATTAATTGAATAGCCAGAGAATCTACGAGAATTTTCTGCGTCCCCGTTAGTCCAATAAGCATAAATTGTTTCATTATTGACATGAATATCAATAATAAAATCCCTGTATTTTTTACTTATGTGTTTATGCATAATGAACCCCTTTGATTTGAACAAAGCCTGAATTGTCCTTTTTGGCTTTCCCTTTGGCATAGAGTGCAACGACTACATTTTTCGGTTCAATATGGCGCACATCGGTATTGTCCCCATCAATAACAGCCCATGATCTAAAAGTATTGGGAATATCTGCTTGTTTTTGGAAAACTACAGCCACTCTAGAATTATGCTTATTGGTTAACCCTTTGATAGATATCGGTTTAGGGGTAATAGCAGAAAAACTATAGGTAAGATCATAATTACCAAAGGTTTTCCCGTCTAAATTCCTGTTAGGGTGTTTTGTATAGTCATAAAATTGAACATCGGGGAATAATTGAAAAATGTTCTTTCCGTCAATTACGGGTAAATTTTCAAAAGGGATATCCGATGTGCCATTAGGTCTAACCAAAGGTGTTAAACCTAGATTTATTGCACGGTTTTGAATTGTCCAAATATCCGCACAAAGTGACAATAAAAAAGCTTTAGGGTTTTGGTAGTAAAAATCGGTTTTGGATTGTCTAGCCAATTGGACAGAATTAAACGCACCACGGCCAGCGGATTTAAGACATCCCTCAAAACAACCCGCTTTTTTAGCTAAAGGGCAAATTGTTTCATCGGGTACTAGGTAGACAATGCCCGTCAAATAGCCGATAGATTGGCCTTTAACGGTCTTAGCAGAGGATTCACCTAGAATTGTCTTATATGGTAGACCTAGCGATTTAAGAATGGTTTTATATGGATTTTTCATGTCAACACCTATTAGATTGAAATTGTTTTATTGTTTAGCTTGTAATGCGTAAACCCATTGGATTTAAGCCAATCAATGGATTTAGGTATCAGGGTATCAGGATCAGAGATTCTGCAAAAGAATGCCTGTTTAATGTCTTTACGGTAGCTTATTGATGCCCATATGCTACCTATTTCACCCTGAATATTAATTAGGTTAGATATCTCAATTGTCGCTGTCTTTTTCATAGTAACACCTGTTAAAAAAGTTTATGAATGTATGGAATTTTGCGTATTCCATACCTATATATGTGAAAGAATCGTGCCAACCCTCATAACCCATTGATCTATATAGTAGCTCCAAAACCCTATGAATTGCAAAGTATTAAGAATGATATAACTGAATCAAGTTTTTATCCAGATTGATATTGTTTAAAGTAGTTTAGGTTAGTCCCCCTTAAATGGTGCATAGCCCCTATTTGCTAGATTCTACTTAACATAATATTTTCCGCATAAAGTGGAATGTTAGTAAGTGCTTACTGGGTTGGTTAGTAAGTGCTCACTTCTATGTGTGTGAGTGCTTACTTGTAAGTGTGTACTCACTTTGATGGGGGGAGGGGGTATGCGTAGTGTTGTAAATATTTGTGAACCCTCCTCCACACTGGAAAAGCCAATCTAAGCGTACAACACTAAACAATGGCTATCTGGATTAGGGGAGAAGACGGAATAGGAAAGTCACCCGTAAAGGGTGGTGTCCTTTTTTAAAGGAGAGCCTCTCGTTTATACTAAGTTAGAGATGCTTGTCAGTGCTATCTCTCCACGCTACCAGCCCCGTTCAAGATTACTCTTTACTGAAGAACTACATGGTTCACTACGCTTATCCTACTTGGTCGGCTCAACCGCATAGAGGGGTGGGTGATGCCCCCGTTACATCCACTATACAAGAATCTGATTCTCGTGTAAAGTGTGCGCTAACTTCCAAGACGCATGGGGATTGTCACTAGGTACTATTTCAAATAGTCACCAGCCTTTTAAATAGTCTCCAGCCGTGTTGGTGTAACTCAGTTGGTAGAGTCATGGGCAGATTTCTGTCGATGCTGTGTAGAGTACAGGAAAGATGACTCTCTCTAAGTACGCAGACAACCCCTCTGCACTCGTCTTACCCAAGACTGAACAACAGAAAATCAAAGAACTCAAAGACCTCCTGATAAACAGTGCTGGATCGAACGTCGTCATCAAAGCAGTTGAGATTGCCATGAATGATGAACACCCTGCTCAAATGGCGGCACTCAAACTCTGTATGGACAGAATGCTTCCTGTCTCCTTGTTTGAAAAAGAAGGAAAACAACGCTCCGCTGTCAACATCACAATCTCAGGCATAGGTGGTGTAGTCATTGGTGAAAACCCTATAGAAGCAGAAGATATAGAAAGCAAAGATGTCTGATTTGAATTTCAGTCTCCTCCCTTGGCAACAAGAAGTCTTTGCTTTAAAGAATGTTTGTGATATAATTAACCATCTATAAAGGATGGCTACATGGAAACAAAACTTTGCTTTAGCTGTGTTGAGTACAAGCCAACTTTATGCTTCCATAAAGCAAAAAAAGAAAAGGATGGCTTTCAGTATCAGTGCATTGATTGCAGTAAGAAATATCATGCCAAACGCTATGTAGAGCAAAAAGACAAACTTAAAGTCCAACTTAAAAAATACAAAGAAGAAAACAAGGAAAAGCTAGAAGTTGCATCGTTGTTGTGGAAAAAAAACAATCCTGATAAAGTAAAGAAGTATCAACGAACAACAAATTTAAGGAAATTTGGTCTTTCATACGAAGATTACGAGCAAATGCACAAACAACAAAAAGGTTTATGTGCTATTTGCAATAACCCAGAAACTTTTGTACATTCCAAAACAAAAGAACCAGCAAGGTTAGCCGTAGATCATTGCCATTTAACTGGGAAAACTAGGAAATTGCTTTGCAAAAACTGCAATACAGGATTAGGTTCTTTCAAGGACAATCAAGACCTCTTGTTAACGGCAATGCAGTATTTGAAAGATCACAATGTCTGATTTAAATTTTAGTTTACTGCCGTGGCAACAAATTGTTTTTAGCGATAAAACAAGGTTTAAAGTCATTGCCGCTGGTCGTAGATGCGGTAAGTCACGCCTGTCAGCCGTTACCCTCCTGATTGAAGGACTCCAATGTACTGCTGGCTCTGCTGTGCTGTATGTTGCGCCTACAAATGGTCAAGCCAGACAGATTATTTGGGATGTCTTGATGGAGTTGGGTAGAGAGGTGATTCAGTCAAGCCACATCAATAACATGGACATCACCCTGATAAACGGAGCAAAAATCTATGTTAGAGGTGCAGATCGCCCAGATACTCTGCGAGGAGTGTCACTCACCTACGCTGTGCTTGAC